GACTTGTATGGAGCATCCTTTCTTGCAATGAGTCCCTCCCAGTTAGAATCTTTAGATTGACCCTTTAACTCTTCTAGAGAATCTTCATCTGTGATTCTTATTTGAGGTAGCATCTCAAGTATTTCAGAAGACTTGAGATCGCCTAGCCATTGTTCTCTACCTTCAATTCTAGTAGAAAAAAGAGGAGAGTCATATTCTCCTGAAAACTCTTCAGGTTGAAGAATGTCAAATATCAGGTATTTTGGATTCTCTATCGTATGGTCCTTGCGTTGTATCTGTTTCAGGACTCCCTGGAAGTCATCTGAGCCATCTTCATTCATGAGACATAGTTCACCGTCTAGAATAACGTCAGTGATCCCTAAACGTCTTATTTCCTCTGCTACTTTTCCAAGAGTGTGAAATTCCTTACCGTTCCTAGAAAAGAACTTGATCCATTCATCATGTACGACACAGATGCATCGAACACCGTCGAGTTTCCTAGATACATACCAGGTACCATCAAACAGGTCTACTCCCTTTACTTTAGCTGCGTCATGAGCTAGGGCAACCTCAAACGTTGGAATAAAGTTTGGATTTACTCTATTGATTAGAGTAACGGTTGCCCTGGTCTCCAAGTTTCTATCGATTATCTGATAAATCAGGTCAGACCAGGCTTCATAATCTTTAATGAATCTATTCATGGCTCCTATTGCAGCATGACCAGTCATGTGACGAGCATTGAAATCGTCTAACATTTGAAATAGATCACAATACACCTCGTTAGGAGCAATCAAATCTGATCTCTTTTTAAGATTGGCTGAAGTCACACCAAAATTAAAATATGGATTATACGTATAGAGAAGTACCCTTTTAATGAATGGATGATATTGATATTTAGTGAGAACGTCCACTTTATGGTTAGTGGAATTTGAAGAGTTCATCTCATTAACAAACTCGCGAAGTTCACGAAAGTCTTGGGTGTTTTGCATAATTTTTCCTTTTAGCTAAGATACTAAATTAAAAGGAAAGCTTACAATCTTGGGTCAGGTTTTTTTCACACCATCCTCCAGGAAGCTCTACTGCGAATCTTGCAGGTTTTTTAGAGTGATATTGAGGAAGATCCCTTTCATCAACGTCGTGACCTGGATCCATCGTGTGATGGTCGATATAGTCCATGTTGCTGTCAAAAAAGATGATGTCAAGAGAAAAGGGTACCTCCTTCATCCAAAAAGAGAGCGGCTGATCGTCATCGTAAACAAAGAGCATTCCAGTATTTTCAGAAGGTTCTGACTCTGCACCGCTAAAACCCTTAGCTTGGCTATTCTCGGTCGCAGCAACCTTTAACATCAATGGAATTCCTGAGACCTGTGCCTCGATTTCCTTACCGTCAATCGCTTTTTTTTTACAATATTCCTCAAAAAGCGGAACGGTTTTTACTCTTATGAACTGACACATTTAAGAACTACTTTGTTTTATTTTTTTCAAGCTTTGTGACTCGAGTGGTAAGATCATCAAGTAAAGCTTTTACGCTATCGATTTTATCACTAGCTTTATCTAAGTCTTCATCCGTGATCTCATCATCAGGCAAGTCTCCATTAGAGTCTTCATCAGCTGTCTTTCCATAGGCTCCCGCAGTATAATCCATGGGCTCGGCACTAGTTCCCTCTAGACTAGAATTATGCGGATTTTCTGCATCCATTCCAGCTTCGCCCCAATTCTTATCGCTCCAATCTAAGTCAGAGTTCTCGTAAGTTCTCCTCGAACTAATAAAATCTAAGAAGCTCTTCATTGGCTTGTATTTTTATTATTTATCTAAAACAAAAAGAGCGAATGTTTCCATTCGCTCGTTATTAAAATAGATTTTCTAATTAGATATTTGCCTCTTTCGCAGCAGGTGCAGCTTCACCTTCACCCTCTTCTCCTTCAGCTCCTTCCTCACCTTCTTCTCCCTCTTCACCTTCTTCTTCTGGTTCAAGTTTTTTAACTCTTTCAGTAAGGTCATCGATCATAGCTTTAAGGTCTTCTAGAGTCAATTCCTCTTCTCCTTCAGCTCCTTCTTCGCCTTCTCCTTCTGCTGGCTCTTCTTCCTCTTCAGGATTAGCTCCATAGTATCCCATTTTCTTTTCTTCTTCAGGATTAGTTCCATATCCTTCCATTCCGTCGCTTTCGTTCATTCTGCGAGTTTTCATAAACCCTGCAAAGTTTTTTACTTTCATCTTTAATAAACTTTTTTATTATTTATCTAAGCGAGTTTTTATTTTTCCTCAGATTGTAATTTTTCGATAAGTTCGTCAAGTTCTTTAATTTGTTCCATTGCTGGACGAAGTAACATAGATACTGCAAATAGTCTGTGTGCAGACTCTTCACCTTTGCCAGTAACACGATTTAAGAAAAAGTTAATTGATTCAAGAGTAGTAGAAGGCAGATGAATAGTTGTTCTTTCATTAGACGAAGAATCACGATCCTTAATCTCATTAGAGATAGAGAGAAGAGCCATCAACATTAAATAAGCTTCGTTTGGGCCCTTCCATTCGATCTTGTTATTTAACAGGTTCTTAACGTATTTTAGGTCAGCCGGTGAGATGTTGATGGGAAAATGACCCATTCTAGTCTCAATGGCTTTTTCAAGTTCGCTTAGTTCGACAGTTGGCTCTTGGCCAGCCTCTTGGATAGTTTCAGATTGAGTATCCTCAACTAATACTTCTTGATCTTCGATTTTTGTTTGGTCTTCTGACATAATGTTTAATTTTTAGAATATTAAACTCAATGTCTTATCAAAAGTTTTAAGAGAATTGATAATTATGCTAATCCTGCTTCCTTATCAATAAGGCTGTTTACTTTGGCTGAGCCCTTTGCCCATGCTCCAGAAAGCCTAGCTGCTCTGGTTTCCTTGGCTATCTCTATCAATTGGCGGTCAGATTTACCAGTTTTTACACCTTTTTCAAGTTCTTTTGCAAAATCTCTAAAAAATGCTGGACCATTCCAACAAGCATAGGACATGTGTAAGAGCAAGCCGTTGTTATTTTCGATCTTTTTCTTTGTTTCTGGGTCTTTTACGAAGGCTGCCATGTTTGCTTTATACTGTTTTAACATAATCTTCGCAGCCAAGTCTTTAAGTTTATCTTCTAACTCTCCGCCACGATATCCCCATTTCCATTTTTTACAAAACCCAGCATTGCCTAATTCCTTTTTTTGATCGTCAATTAGCTTAAAGAATTCTTCACCTTCCGGTTTTATCTTTTCAATAGCGCCGGCCTTTCGGTCAAGACCAAACATAGTTTCGCCAGAATTTTTAAACATTGCTGAATATGGATGATCCTTACATTCCCAATGATTCCAATAACCTCCTTCAAAATTGTCAATTACTTTTTTGGTGATTGTCATCCAACGCTCATCTATACTACCAGTAGCCGGTGTTGAAGAACTAATCGGATCACCTAAACTATCAACTTTAAACTTTTTCTTGAACCATTCTAGTTTTTCAGGGTCGTCCTTTATTAATTTATCAATAAAATCGCCAGTTAAAGTAACTTTTGGCGCATTTTTAGCGAACCATGCAACCACTTCTGAGTTACTTGCCATCTTTTCACCAAATGTTCCCTTTTTTCCAGTTGGAGTACCCTTTCCGCCGACTACTCTTTTTACTCCGACGTGTATGTGATCAAAGTGATTTTTTACTCGCCATCCAACTTGATATCGATAGCCATTGATTGTCACGTTAAACCATGAACCTCCCTTGTATTCCGGATGTCCGAATTTTTCCATGATGTATGCAAGTAGAGCGTCTCCCTCAGCACCAGCTGCTGCAATGTCAACTGCGTATGCATCCTGATTGCCCTCATAATGGTCTGAGGTATTACCAGAATCAGTCTTTTGTCTAGACCTCTTTTGAGAAGTAACGAGTGATCCCTTTTTTCCATTGGATGCAGCCCAATCGTCTGCTACTCTGGCAAACCATAGTGCTCTCGGCATCGATCCACCCCAATTTCCTCCAGATCCTCCTGCGACTACTTTGGCGGCATCAACTGATCCTGATGCATAACCAAATGTCTTGTCTGGATAGTTCGCACTGGGATCGAATGCCGCAGTCTCATTTAAAGTGTTCCAAGTATTAAAGTTTAAAAGTCTCACGAAAATATCGGATGTTTTAGTTATTTATTTAAGGTAAGGTGTCGATCTAGAATGATTAACTGATTTCGAGTACAAATCGGATATGCTTCCTCTGGACTAACGAACTTTCCCCAATCAATTTCCTCTAATTGTAACTGATCTTTAGGTACT